CGCAGTTCTGTTTCGAGCAAACGAGTTGCAACGAATTGGAGTGCAGGAGGAACAACCAACTTCTTAGGTTTAGCAGCAATCAGCAAACCACGCTCATCTGTCCAAGCAGCGATCTGAATAACAGCGTTTTCCAACGAAGTTTCATTCAAGTCAGCTTGAGTAGATGGAGTGTTACCGTTTGTACCGCCGTTTACCAATGGGTGAGCAGTGCTAAATAGAGCAACGCCGTCGCCACCTGTGTAGGCAGCAGAGAAGCCGTTATTCAATGTAGCAGCAGCTTTAACCTGCTTGGTATAAGCCATAGCACGAGCTAGACCTTTGGTGTAGCGAGCAGATAAAGAATCGTAGAGGTTATCTTCGATTGCTTCTTCAGTCAAGCTAAAGCCAAGGGCGATAGTTTCGTGGTTGTAGCGAGCAGTCCAAGCTTCTTGCGCATTATCATACGCAATTGCATTGCCTTCAGGTTTAACTGGGGCAGCGCTGAAACCAGACAGTTTTGTTTCTTCTTCGAATGAACGCTCAGAGGTCTCTGTTTCATAGATCTCTTTGTGTTCTTCACCATAACGAGCATACTCAAGTCCGAACAAAGCATTCAATCCGGGGAGCAACTCTTTCAGTAGTTGTGCACGTGAAATAGCCATTTATAAAACTCCTTAGATTAAAGTGTTGCTGCTTGGGTACTTGCGCTGTAGTACTCATGGATACCAAAGTTAAACTTAACGTAAACTTCAGGATACTGAGTAAACACCAAAGTACTTGATGCAGGAATTGTCATTGCGGAAGATGCTGTACCAGTTGGGCTGTTTACTGTTACTTGTGCGCTATTCAAAACAACTGAAGTAGCACCAGCAGCAGCAAATGTAGAAACCCATGATCCTGTACCAACATACTGACCGTTTGCAGCGATATAACCAACTTCTGTACCAACTAACAAGTTAGAAGGCAAAGCTGCAACAGTTAAAGTGCCTGTACCACTAGTATAAGTAGTAGTAGTAGCAATAGCTGTATCACGCTTGAGGTCAACAACACGGAAAGGCAATGAGCTTGTTGAAGCAGCAGAAGAAGCCAATACGCCGTTGTAAGAATCACCAGTATTTACGGAACCAGCTAAATCAGAACCAGCGATATTCAAACCAATCATTGAAGTAGCAGCAGAACCGATGGCTTGAGCGCCTTGGGTTGAAGCAACAGCAACTTGGAATAAAGTATCTGGATCATCAGTAACAACCGCAAATGCATCACCAGCTAAAGTGCCAGCGGGCCAATATTGGCTGTAGCGCTTTTGCTTGGTAACTGGATCTGTATAGTTACAGCCTAAGAAAACACCAACTTGACCAGCGCCAGCAGCACCAGTAGTTGAAGAACCACCTGTAGTAATTACTTCACGAGTAATAAAACCACGTGAAATACCGACTACATCACCGTAAAAAATATTAGTGTTAAATCCGTACTGAATCGGCAACTGACGTGTCGAACCAGAGAAAACTTGACCACCAATAAGATTTACTGGGCGAAAACCGTATGTACTAGGTACGATAGGATATGCCATTTAAATCTCCTTAAAATTAAAATTATCTGCCAACCGTTACCGTAGACTTACTTTCTTTAAAAATAGGCATACGAGCGTCCGATTGACGCATTAAATTGTTGTCTACAGCTTCCGTCTGTGCTCGTGTCTGATCAGCATAGTAAGCTTGCTGTTGTTCTACGAACTCTTTTGGGGTTTTGCAAAGTAACAATCCGCCAATTTCGATGTTGTCTTTAAAACGTCCATCTGGATCAACTAGCAGTTTAAATTTTGGTTGTTCTTCGACACGTACGGGTTCCCAACCTTCCCTGAGTTTGGACGATAAATTCCTAGGATCAGGGGTATTCAACATAGATACACGAATCCAACGATACTCATATCCTTCTTCCTTGTCAGGTTCAGGGAGTAATTCTGGTGGTCGCCACTGCTTAGGGCGCTCTGCCATTTCACGAACTTCGGTATCACGGTTATTTCTTTTTGCTGTCATTTTATTCTCCTAATTTAAGTACTTCACGAGCATATTGCTCAGGGGTTATACCAAGCTTTTTAGCTAACGCAACTTGTGATGTTTTCAGCTTGACAGGTTTCGCATTCGTACTGCGACTCGCTGGAGCAACCACCGTTGGGGCTTTTGCTTTAGGAGTTTCTTTGACTTCTACTTCTTCCTCAAAATTTTCGGGGAAGCGTTTGCGAATCGTACGATCGATGGTCGCATAATATTCATCAGAGCCTACATGAATGCCGTTGCGTTTTAGTTTTTCGTGTAAACCTAACGCTGAAGCTGTCATTTCCTCGTCTTGACCGAACCAAGGATTAGTCTCTTGCCATCTCTGTGCCCTTTGATCGGGTTTAGGAGGAGCTTGATACTGTGTTTTTACCTCATTTTCTTCGGTTTGTAAAGGGGGCATCTTAAAATTATTGATGCGTTCCTGTTTTTGCATCGCCGTAACCATGTTTTCTTGGGCTTCGATGATGCGATCTGTATCTCCAGACTCATAAGCTTCACGATACATCCGTTTAGCTTTGTCTAGCTCTAGTTCTACAGAATTTTTAACAGCAGCCACATATTCTTGCTCTCCAGAAGACAACAAGGCTTTCATTTTCTTGTTTTCTTCATACAATTTTTGTGTTGCTACTATAGCTTCTTGCTGTTCACGTAAAGCTTGTTCTTTTGCTCTACGTTCATCGTGCCAGACCTTCTTTAACTGCTTTAAACGGTCTTTTACGTCATCGCCATACTGATCCATTTCATCTTTTTCAAGATCTTGAACCACATCTTCAGGCAAATTTCTGCGTCTACGGTCTTCTTTTGGGGTATCGTCTTCAATTTCGATATCAAAATCAGGTGTTTTTGCTTCAATTTCTGCTTTTGCTTCTGGTAATGCTACCTTTTCTTCCATTTCGTCTGGAAATTCAAAGGGAACTTTTTCAATTTCAGCCATTTTTTATCCTTTTTATGAACGTTTAATACCACGTGGATCATCCACAATGGCTTCTACGGTGTCATCATTAATCATGCGGAATTCTTTACCATGAATGTTTAAACGGGAACCAGAATTTGGTCTAACGACAATAAAGTCGCCCACTTTGCACCACGGTCCTGATGGGAATCTTGTTGGATCTTTATAGCAATCTGGTCCCAATGCAACTACAAATAGTACTGTTGCCAGCTTTTCTTCAAAGTTGATGGTTGTTTCTGCTTTTAAGAGTCCACTTTCGTACGCATCTTCAATATCAGGTATTGCGCATAGGATTCTATAGCCTGACGGCTTAGGTAATTGGCTTGCTTTTTCTTCTTGGGATTTATCCATTAGCGCTGATAGATCGACCGCCTGTGATAAATCAATTGTTTCACTCATCCGAGTTCTCCAAATTGTGTTTAAGGTCTATTATTTCTCTACGTGCGGTCAATAGACCTTTAATAATCCCGCACATATTTAGGTATTGGTTGTATTCGACCGCTTCACCGTTACCTAATTGGTTTTGCACCATTGATATACGTTCATCAATTTTGCTAATTGCTACCTCTAGTTCTGTCATTCACGACCTTTCTTAGCGTTTAAACGAGCTTGTTCAGATTCTGCATGTTGGTGTGCCGTTTGCAAACCTTGTGCAAATAACCGCTTGTCTTGCATCTTATGTTCGTTATTCTTTTCTGAGATGTGTTTAACTAAATCTGCGCCCATCTGCATCTTGTCTCGTGTTTCTTGAGCTTTCATATTGGCTTGAGTTTTTGCTGCATCTAGCACCGTCTGTGCTTGAATGCGGCTCTTCTCAATTTGCTGTTGGCTTGCCTTTAATTGAGCATCCACTTGGTCTTTTTGAGTTTTACGTTGCAATTCAGCCTGTTTAAGCTGCAATTCCTGTTGCTGTAATTGGACTAATGGATCTTGCGCCTGTTGCTGCGCTTGCTGTTGGGCAAATTGTTGTTGATTGGTTTGTAATAAACGCTGTGCAGCTTGAGCAATCAACGGAGCCAAACGAGCTTCTACTTCTGGATCCATACCAACATCATCACCCATTTCATCAGACTTAGGAGGCAATGACATACCCAATTGTTTTTCAATTTCAACACGGTAAGCAAATCCAAGGTGTTCGTTAATGTGGGCTTGCATAGCAGCTTGAAGTTGCTGGGCTTGTGGACTTTGACCCAATACTTGCAAAATCTTAGGATCTTGCATCGCTGTCATATGAACCATAATATGAGCTTGATGATCTTGGTATTCAAAAGCTTTAACAGGTTTTTGCATCAGAATGTTTTGATTTTCTGATACAGGATCTGTAGGCTTAATATCATCAGCCATAGGCACAAGCTTATCCGCATCTTTAATGCCCATGATTTCCACCATTTGGCGGTTCATCAACTGCATATTAAAAAACTGTGGATTAGATTGAGCTAACTGCATTACTGCCTGATACTGAACAATCTTCTGCGCCATCGTAGAAGCATTAGGATCGCTTACAGGAATAATATCTACGCATTCATAGTCAGATTTTTTAGCATGACGATTACCGTGTTCTGGATCATATTCATAATCAGGCGGGGTATCTTCTGCAATAATCTCTTTAAGAAGCTTTAATTCTTGTTTTAAAGAGAAATGAATACGTGCCTGAACCGCAGACATTACTTTAAGAGTGCGCTCTAAAATAGCAAATGTAGTTCCTACTGGAGCCGCAGCAGACATATCTGATACGGATAGATCCGCAGTATTAGCAAAACGTCTTGCCTCTTCAATAATGCCATTGAGCAATGTAAGCAATGTTTGGCTTGGCTCCTTGTATGGGAGCGGCATAATGTTGTCTTTCATTGCCCCAGACGGAACATCTACGTCTCTAAACTCACCCGGTGCAATCGGAGTATCGTCTCCTTTTACTCGCAGCCCACGGGTCTTAAAGCCACCCGGCAGATTTGCGAGGGAACCAGCGTCAACCAACTGCCTGACGATAGAAGTACCAGATTTAGCGTAAGCACCGATAAGATGAATAAGACCAAAATGGTAGAAGCCAAAACCGGGAATATAACCGTAGTGAACAAAGTGAGCACGTTTTTGATAAGTTTCATCATCTGGATTCCAATTTCTGCGGATTGACAATATTGTTTGCGTACCTTTTTCAATGGTAACTACATAAGGCAAGGCAATACCAGTCTCTTTTCCTGATTCATCTTTATGCTCATAACCTTCTAAATCAAGGTTAACGTGCATTTCCAAAAGCTTATAACGATCATCCGTGGTAGCTCTAAAGCCAAGCTTTTCAGCAATTTTCTTTTCTACTTCATCCAAGTAATTAACTGGATCGCCTAAATCTACATCACGGTAAAAACCCATGACTTGCAACTTACGCAATTCATTTTCGGTTTTACGCATAACATGGGTTACACGATCAGCAGATTCGAGGTTAGAAGCGCCATAAGGAACTACTACATCTTCTGCTGGAACAAACAAGGCTACTGGACGGTTTAAATTTGGATCAAAATACACTTTCTTAAAAGCGTTGCCCGCCAAACCCAAACCCCATATAGTTCTTTCGGTTTCAGGTCGGTACTCAGGCATCCTATCTGTAAGACGGTGATTCATGTCGGTTTCAACACGCAAAGCCGCATCCCGTTTTTCTGGGGTTTCTTTACCAATAATCTTGGTGCGGCAAGGTCCTTGCGCTGGGAACAAAGACATGATGGTTTCTGATTGGAACTTAACTAATGCTTCTGCTAGGATTGGATGGTAGATACCGCAAGCGCCTTCCCAAGGTTCGCTTCTTTCTTCAATCTTTAAACCTAATAGCTCTAAACCATCTACGTAGGTTTGTAGCCAATCTTTTCGACTAGCAACGTCAGCTTCAAAATCAGACGTGAGTTCTTGAGCAATTAATGCAAGATGTGAATCGCTAAGTTCTTCTGCGATATTTTCGCCAAAGTCTGGCTCAACTGCTTCTATATCAATTTCTACATCACCAATCCCAATATGTACTGCATCGGGGTTTTCAATTTCAATTTCAATTGGCTCTTCCGCTTGAGCCAACTCTTCGATGCCTTTGGGGGCTTGGTATAGGGCTTTATCAATTGCCATAATCTTCCTTAGTAGTAGGCGACTTTACGTCTAAATTCTTTTGGCTCGTCAGGCTCATCACTGTTTAAACGAATAAACCCTCCCTGACGGAACCGCAGCAGTGCTTGGGAGGTTGAGTCAACCAAGTCATCATGCTCTCCGTTAGGAAAGGACGCACATTCTTCCATTACTTCTTCCGCCCATCGTGCTTCTGGACACCAAACATAGCCAGAAGCAAATAAATCTGATATAGCGTTTACACGGGCTATTTTATCATTACCCTTGCTTGGTGTATACTCCTGCACTGGAATACCCATTGCCCGCATTTCATAAATTAAGGGCGCACCAGCGGCTTTCTTTTCCACAATAAGACTATCTGGATTCCAATGTTTGTAGTACTCAAAGGCTTTTTTCTTAAGTTCTGGGAATTCTAAGCGGGCTTTAAACGCATCTAAGAGAATAATGTTGGGTACTTCAAAGCCATCCGCATTCGTTTTATAAAAGATTCCCCACGTAGTGACAGCAGAATAGTCTGCACGATTATTCTTTTCAAAGGCGGTATCCCACGATTGGATGATGTACTCACAATAAGGTGCAACTTCCGAGTCCCAAATCCTCCAATTTTCTCTTTTAATAATTGCGCCTTCTTCAGATGTTGGATTCTGCTGATACTGGGCTTCCCATTTACCGACAGGAATTTCTGCCTTAATTGCCTCAAGTTCCTTTTGACTCCAGAATTCTGCCCATAAGGGCTTACCAGACGGTAGAAGTGCAGGTAACTCAATAACTTCCCATTCATCGCCATCCCTTTTTATCGAATTATTTAAAATTTGACCTGTTAAGTCTTTCTTAGACCAACGTGTCATCACAACAATAATGGATCCTCCCGGCTGTAAACGCTGACGAGGACCAGAACCGTACCATTCAAATACCCGATCGTAGACTTCGGGGTTGCCTTGCATAGCCTCTTGTTCAGAATGCGGGTCATCAATAATCAGAACGTCTGCACCCTTACCTGTTACGGCTCCGCCCACACCAATCGCAAAGTAATCGCCACCCTTATCGGTGTTCCAACGACCAGCAGCTTTACTATCAGAAGAAAGCTTTGTGGGGAATATAGATTGGTAGTCAGGGGTTGCTACAATATTCCTTACTTTACGTCCAAAACCTACGGCAAGTTCTGCGGTGTGGGCGGTTTGGATGATCTTCTTTTCTGGATACTTTCCCAGATACCAAGCGGGAAACAGATAAGAAGCAAACTCAGACTTAGTATGACGAGGGGGCATATTAATGATAAGCCTTTTAAGAGAACCACTAGCAACTCTTTCAAAAGCATCAGCCATAACTGCATGGTGTTTTCCCGGAATGAATGCACTCCACATCTCCTTTACGAACGGTAAAAAATTTTCCCTACACCGTTCAATCTTATCTTGCCTTAATAGCTGATGTATCTTAGGAATTTGCGGTGAATCAGGCGGCAGCGTTTGTAATAACGCTAAGTACTGCTTAATCTCTGCCTTAGTTAAAAGGCTCAAAGTGCAGCCATTTCACGTACAGATGAATCAGTCACTTTAATAGAGCGAACCATATGGGCATTAATCTTAATCAATCCCTTGTCTTTTAAATTGTGTACCAACCGATGGATATTAGATTTGCTACGTAGTTGTAGTCCTTTTGCAATCTCCATATAGCTAGGTGCGAACCCATGAGTTTTAATGAATGCTTGGATGAAGTCATACACCCGCTTTTGTTTCTCAGTCATTTAATTCCTTTACAAGTTTAAGTTTTGCACGATTTTCTGCACTTATTGGTTTTGAAGCTAAAGCATGCATATCGTGCATCTGTTGCAGAATGCTAATGGCTGTGGTTAATGCCATATATCCACGTGATGCTGGCTCATACGGAGTCCTCATCGTTTCCAGATCGATGATAGTTGACCGCAATAAAAATAATTCCTCGCTCACAGGATCTGAGCTAAAAGGAGAAAAATAAGAACTACTATGCATATCCATAGTGTTTTTTCTGACATACATATACCCCCCGTGGTAACAAAATAGAAACGTTCATGGGTACGTTACTATAGCGTTTAAACTTTGTCAAGCAGAAAAAATATATAGGGGGTGGGGGTGTTCCACGTGAAACATGAAGGGGGGCATTGCACCCCCCTGTTTATTACTTCTTAGAGTAGAACTCTTTAGCGCTAGACAACAAAGCATTAAACCAAAAATCAGTTGCTTGCTGTGACTGCTTTACTAGCTCTTCAAACTTCTTATAAAACTTTTCATATTCAAACATATTGCTCTCCTTTATGTTGCGTTGCAATATATTTATTGTACACAATTTTAGATGTTGTGCAAGTCATATAGAACGTTCGTATACGATTAAATGTGTATTTAAATGTGTAAATCATAGTGTATAGACCAATGACGACCATCACGTCAAAAATGGGGGGTGCCCGTACCGTGGGTCACGCATATGCGCAAACGCAAGTGGGTGACGCATCACGCTGATTTTTTTTTGCTGATCGGTGTCACGTTGTCGAGTAATGTCAGATGCGATTCGAGTTCTTTCTTTAGTTGATCTACGTTGATCTGCTCCACTGTCTGCTCTACCTTGTCTACGAACATACCTACTGCCTTGCCCATGAGTTCTAATGCTTTAAGCTTTGCACCGATGGGAACGTCTTCATCGTCTGAGTGTTTAAACAATTGCTCCATGATGTGCTTACGTGTAGCTATCTCGTTCGCTAATACGATTTCTTTTTTAGAAGTGATCAAAGGTTCGAGAAGTAAACTGATCCTACTGTCTCGCATTAACTCGTTCGCACGTGCATATATCGTTGCATCACTGCTACCTTTACAGTCATACGCTTTACGGTAAGCATCTGCTGGACTATCGCCATTAATTACATAACTTGCGAACGCTTGCATCTTCCCTGTTACTTGCTTGTCTCTTTTACCGTTATTGCTACGCTTTACTCCTATAGGTAATCCATTCTTCTTTACCTTTATCTCTACGCTATCTACGGCTGACTGGATCGCTTCGCTATTGCCCTCGTGCGTTGTACTAGCAAGAACGGTATCGATCGTAATAGCATCGTCCTCCAGTGCGTTTAACAGTGATTGCTTATCTCTTTTCATATGAATATCTCCAAATAGAACGGTCGTACTACAAACCGATATTGTGATTGTTTAAACGTAGTAATGCAATGATGTTCGCACTATGTTCGCAGTACAGTCAGGGATCTCTCTCAGCACGTGAATGTAACCCTTGTTTATACGTGAATATGACTAGCTCATTATGTGAGCTTTTAGATTGTTTATTACCTACGTGTAAACGTGTCCGAGCGCTTCGCTTTTCTTTCGGGTTTTGCAATAACCCCACAGATTAGTCAAGTTTAAACACTATACAAATCAATGACTTAGCTTACCTGCAAAAAAATAGTTGCATGTGTTTAAACATAACGTGCTAGTATCTGTCTCATCGTAGTACTAGTATTAAAAAACGCTGAGTAACCAGCGACACGTCAGAGACCAGTGCGTGGATAAAGTAAAGGGTTGATCGCTGATACCAGTCAGATCTAAAACGAGGGTAGTCAATATCAGG